TTGAAGGGAAATCTGCTAAAGTACCATCTCCCCTGATATATTGTGAAGCAACACCTGCTCCTGTTACTGCAATCGTTCCATTAGCCGTTAAGGGGCTATTTGCGACACTAAAAGCACTCGGCATAGTCAAACCTATGGAAGTGATTAATGTAGGGAATGTGGTCAAGTTTCCTGCTCCGTTTACATATTGTAAATTAGTTCCGTTGAATCCTATGTTAATCGTACCGCTTGTAGTAATGGGTGAGCCTGTGATATTTAAACTATCTCCGCTTTCAGTAACCGCTACACTCGTAACTGTTCCTGTTGCTCCTGAAGCCCTTTGCCATATAGAACCTGAATAAATAACTTGGTCGCCTACCACAAAAGCAATAGCACCAGCACCGAAGTCAACTGTTCCTGCCACATTACATAAGTAAACATCTCCTTGATTTCCTGTACCATTTACAAGGGTTGGTGTGTTAGTAGCAGCATTCCAAGTACCCTTGTACTCCATTACGGAATTAGGTAATTGACTTACTAATATCTTACCATTGACATCAAGTCTTGGTACACCATTTGCAACATCAAATCCTAATGAAGTCAATACCCCACTTGTTCCAATAATTACATCTTGTAAATTCCTCACTTTCGCACCTGCTGAAACAACTATTTGATTTGCCATCTTATATTAATTTATAACTAAATTATTGAAATAATGCCCTAATAAACTCCCCACTTTCTAATACCCTTCCAAATGTCAATACCCCTGTCGTACTATTCCACTTCACTTGCTCATCCGCAGGCGTTCCTGTCGTTAAAATATCCTGAACATCTATACCACCACGAGAAACATAAAGACAAGCCTTGCCTATCATATCGCCATAAGTGATTGTAGTTTCTCCACCTGCTGCAATAGTTCCCTTTGTATAAACCGCACCTCCAGCAACAATAACAACCCCTTCAGGATTGATTTCAGTTCCTGTTGTAGCATAAGCACCTGTACCTTGTAACGATACACTATACGTTGCTATGTCCTTGTAAGGTGCATTTATTTGTAAACTTGTTAAATTGCAATCCCCACTAATTACTACCAACCCATCAACTCCGTTGTCAATAACAAACTTTACTAAAATTGTAGTCCTATCTTGTTGCTGCTCAAGTAAGAATAAATAGCCATAACCATCCAAAGTTATAAGACCATCACAAGTTACACTCCAAGTTGCAGTATCATTCTTGTATTCTCTATACCACGCACTCGTTTGGCTTGTTACCTCTTTTTGGTCAACACTTACACTAAATGTGCAATTTGTAGAACACGAAAACGGAATATCCCTACCTGCTGGATATGTAACCGAAGGTGGTTCAAAATAATACAACATTATATTGTTGCCTTGTACATTGTCTGCCATATTGCAAATTTAATGTTTTATCTATTTATGTATTGTATTGTTTCAGTTGAATCATTATCTTCATTAGTAATCTCAATAATCTGCATAGAGTTAACTTCATCAATTTGTGGAACAACACTTCCCCTATTTAAAAGGAACTTTTTACCATCGTAAGTTAAAGGAGTTGTTATTGGGTCAGTAACTAAATAAACTTTATCTAAATAATTTAATCCTTTTTCAGTTTGAAATGAACCTAAATCTGCTTCTAATGTGCCAAAATTCTTATTTAATAAATTTGAATATTGCCTAGCTATTAACATTTGTAGATATAAAAATTCTTCAGTTGTATTTGGGTATCTATACCAATTTTTAAGAACAACATTTGATGCGTTGAATAATACTCCTAAATTATTTGCATTTGCTTCGTTAATTGGTGTTCCGTAAGGTTGAGTTAAATCTTTAGTTGGCACATCTTCATCCGATATTTGCCTAATAATATTTAAAGACCCATTTGCTCCTATATTTTGTTCAATTTTAAAATCGCTAATACTAATATCGGAAAAGTCATTATAAGTATATATTTTAATTCTTAAATATCCTATAATATTTGAAAAAGCAGGATTATCAACATTAAATAAATTTATTTCTTTTGAGTAATTTCCATTTGTATATGTGTCATTAGGTTTATTTATATCAATAAATGTTTGACTTGTTTGCCAAAAACCCGATGAATTATAATAATAAATTTGTGATATTAATGTTTCTTGAATGCTAATTTGCATTTTAATTTTCTCAAAGAACATACGATATACAAATGATATTGTAAAACTTGGACCTACTATGTACGGCAAATAATTTAAAGTTGAACCATCTCCCATTTGCATAGACACTTCAGTATCAAGAAAAGAACTGTTTAATTTAACAATATTTGATTGATTTTCTGGTACTACTTCTATATATACATCACTTGTTGAACCATAAGCACCAATTAATAACCAACCATAAAGAGTAGTTCCTGAACTCAATCCCTTAAAATTACCATTGTGAGCATAGTTATCAGGCACTGTATATGTATGTCCTAAAATCAATTTAGGATAACCTTTTCTAATTATTTTAGTTTGGCTATTATTTACAAAATGCACATTGCCTTCTGCATAAGGTTCAATAGTTACATCTTTATCAAATACACCACTCCCTGCATTGGCTATACTTGGATATATTTGATAATTTGTATAATATCTTGTATCATTTGCCATTTCGTTTATAGCTAATAATTGCCATTTACCATCACTTTGAAATAACCTACAACCAAAAGATTTAAGTATATTATCTAATACTTCGTAATAAGTTAATCCTTGATAATCACGTCTATATTGATATGTTTGGTCAAATGGTTCTTCGGATGAAGCATCTGCCCTGTTAAACATTCCTTCAGCATAATAAGAACAAGATGTTAAAAGATAAATAGGTTCAGGATAAGCAATAACATTTAAAGTTTCTGCAATTATATCAAGTAGGGTTTCAGTAGAATTAATACTCTTTAACTCATAATAACTGAATTGCGTATTTTCTAAAAATGATAAACCATCTATGGCAATCATATCTACTTGAATATATCCTGTTGTAAATGGTACTTGAACATAGTCATTAAATAAAAATCCTACCCAAATAGGATAATCTATATCAACTGTATATACTTTAACAAAATACTTTCTTACATCAAAATTTAATAAATCAGGGAAATCTTCATAATTTTCATCCGATACAAGAAATGATATATTTAATTGAGATGAAATTATTGCTGCCAATGGTTCATCATCACTTGCATTAGAATTTAATTGAATATTTACTGCATCATAATTTATTACTAAATCATCTACATAATTTCTTTCATAAATATTTACATATAAACTTGTTCCATCTCTTAATGCTTGTGTTAATATGTATTTTATTCCGTATGCCATTATACTAAACTTATGTTTTGACCTTTTAAGAATGAAGATTTCTGCGTTCTGTTTATTGCAACTAATAAATCCTGTCCTCTTAATACAAATGAACCACCACTTGCACCTCCACCACCACTCATTGCACCTGCACTAAATGTAGTGTTAAGCATTCCGCTTAATTTACTTAATGGCATAATTGCCTCTGCTCCTGCCTCACCTATCATTCCTATTTGTGGACTCATTACAATACCTCCAGCAGCGTGTTTTTGACCCATTCCTAATAAACCCATAAGTATATCAAAGAATCCTGTTCCCCCTGCTGCTGCTCCTGCTGTACCACCTGAACCTATTGTTATTGCACTTGATATTGCTGCAAATATTTGTGCTCTAATAATTGCAAATGCTAAATCTTCTGCAAATTGTAATACTGAATCGCTTAATGATTTAAATACATTTTCTCCTTGTTTAATTGCTTGAAATGCACTTTGTAATGAACCTGTAATATTACCAGCCATATCAGTTGCAAATGAATTTGCAGCATCGTGTGCTTCTTTATATTGGTCTTTTATATCTTTAAGAAATTCAGTTAATTCGTTCTTGGTTGTATTTATTTTTTTCTTACCAACTGAACCTTCAGGATTTTTTGTTCCTAATGGGTCTAATAATGACTTTACATATAATTGTGATTTACCATCAAAGGAATTCATTCCTTTTGCTTGTCTTTCTAAATCTGCATCATAAGTATCATCTTTTAAAATCTCTTTAGGAGTTAAACTTTTAAGTATTTTAATTGCTGGTTCAGTATTAATATTTTTTAACTTATTAATATAATCATCTAAAATGTTAATATATTCACTATAATACTTTTGTTGGTCTATTATAGATGAATCAAATAAAGCAAGATTTCTTTTTTTAGAATTCTCAAAGTCTTTTGTTGCTTCAGCTAATGGGTCTTTTTTTGTTGATGTTTTTCCATCAGCAGTTTGTACTGATGTTTCTTGTAATAAACTTTTATATGTAGCTAATTCAACTCTAGCTTTATCTGCTGCAAGTTTTTTAGCAGCATCATCGTATCTTTTATTTACTTGCCCTTTTAAATAATCAATTCTTTTTTGATATGCTCCTGCTTCAGCTTTATAAAATCCTAATCCAATTCCTTTATCTAAATCATCTAATTCAGCTTTTCTTTGCTTTTTTTGTTCAGCTTCTTGTGCATATATTAAATCTAGTTGAGCAGTGTTATTCTTTTCTTTGGCAATTGCATCTCCTTGCATTGCTGCATTATTTACTAATGCTTGATAATACGCTTTATTTTGACCTATTATAGCATTTTTAATAGCTGCATCATCAGCATATAATGCTTTTAATTTTTTAAGTGCTTCTTCTTGTTGATTTACATCTTTGCTATCTCCAATTATAGTAGCAAGAATAATACCCTTTGTTCTTTTAGTTTGTTCTCCACCAATTAATTTGTATAATTCATTAGCAGTTTTAGCTAATTCTTCATTAAATGTTTTTAAATCTTCGGTTGGACCTTTAAAGAATTGACTTATTTCTTTGCTAAATGTAACTGCTAATGAAGAAACAACACCAATAGCAACACCAATACCAGCAGGTCCAGCTAACCCTGAAACCATTGCTTGTAATGCTTTTTTCGTGCCACCTTCCGTTTTAGATAATCGTTGGAACGATTCAACCATAGGATTTAGGTTATTTGCAATACCCATAATCCCATAAGGAGCATCTTGAGCAATCCTTGAGAAGTTTATAAGTGATTGAGAAGCATCGCCAATTGGTTTACCAGCTTTCTGCATTCCCATCTCAAGTTTTCCAATAGTTCCATTTAAAGTTTTAATCTCATTATTGAGCATATTAATCTCAATAGTGTTCGTAGATTTCTTTAATTGTGCTTGAAATTCCCTTAATAGATTTTGAGATTTTTGCAATTCGGCTTGCATCTCACTAATATCCATCCCAATCTTGACATCAAAACCAACATTCTCTGCCATAATATTTTAATTTACTCCGTATAACTTTAATGTCCTTGCCAATTGGTCTTTTGTTAGCATCACTTTTTCTTCTTCAATATCTACATCATCAATTGCAGGTATGTGCCAAAAAGACTTAATACTTTTGGGTGATTTTTCAGCGGTGCTACTTAAATATACAATATAGGCAAGGTTTCTAGTCCTTGCCCATTCGTTTAACTCTTGTTTTTCCTTACCCATTACGATAATAGAAAAGTCTTTCCAAGTCATACCCCAAAACTCATTGGGTCTTATATTGCATTCAGCAGCTTTCACTAAAACATCATCCCACCCTAACTTTACTAGGCTTTTTTTTTTCTTCTTTGGTTGTTCCTTGTACTGTTGTAATTGTATTTTCTACAATATACTTCAAGTATAAAAGAACTTGACCTTTAGGATTAAATACTCCGCCTATTTCATCAATCCAATCGCATACTTCATCTTCAGTAAATTCAACTTCTTGTTTGTTGCTTATACAAGCCGATTGATAACCGATATGTAATAGTTTAACAATATTGTTTAAATCATACTGATTGCTACCTAAAAATTCAAAGTATTGGTCAATAGTTATGTTTTTTGCTTTGCAAAATTCCTTCATTGACCAAGTACCCCATTTTAGTTGAATTGTTTTGTTGTTTAGTTTTAATTCAAACATAGGTTATTGTTTTTTACGCTTGTTCAGTTTGTGCAATTGGTGGTGTACATACTACAAATGTTGCAGTAAATTTAACATCATCTTTATCAGCAGCAGTTACATCAAAGTCGCTAATAAATACAGTGCTAGTTGAAAGACCACCATAGTAAACATCACCAGCGGTTGGTGTTGCTTTTCCCATTTTAATAGTAAATTGAGTTCTTGCAGCGTGAGCGGTGTACAATTGTTGGTAAGAATCCTTACTTGGAGTTCCTGTTTCATCAATTGCAAAACCATCCGCTTTGAATGATTGAGTAAATGCTGGACCTGCTTGAAATTGGTCTCCACATTTTGAAGTTGCATCAATAGTGTTAACAGTTGATGTCAATGAGTTTGTCGTTAAACAAGCCACAGGTTTAAAAGTTGTACCTCCAGCTAAATCTGCTAAAAGGATATAATCCCTTGCTGATACTTTAGTTTCTGCCATTTTATTTTAATTTTGAGTGATTATTATATTATATGTTATTATCGTTCTAAATACGTTGTCCAAAGGGTTTAAACCATCTAAATTTCTAATTGCACTTACCACCAAACTTGAAGCATAAAACCCATTTGCTAGGGTAATATTCGTGTCGGAATTTATTGCATTTAGTATTAAATCGCTTATTGTTTCGGCTCTTTTATATCCAAAGTTACTATTTTTTATGACAATGTCAACATCCATAGTAACGGAGTTGGTGTAGCTGATTTTACCTTGCTCCTGTGCGGATGTTCTGCCACTCATAATTATATATTCATCAGTTGCAGAATCAGGTGCTATCCCATCGTAAACAGGCAATGCACTTGAACTTGTCAAGTTGGTATAAAACCATTTCTTTACTTCAATATTAGGATTTAGCATTTAGTATTCTTTTTATGTTAGTTTTTAACTTTGGTATTTCTTGTTCGTATGCTGGTATTAAAAATGGTTGTGGTCTTAATCCTTTCCTTAATATGCTTAAAGCAATAGCATAAGCAGCTGATTCGTTTTGCTTTTGTTGTATAGATTTGTTGCCTGTTCTTCTACCTGTCTTTACACTATATGTTCCAACAATACCTTTTCTTTTAACCCATTGCACTAATGCTTCAAGTAATTGTGCAAATGTGCCACCTTTATTACCTTTAAATTGTCTTGCAAATTGTTCATATCCAACAGGTATTGTTACTTTTCCACCTGTACCAAATTCAATATAAGGTGCATAAGATAGTTTACTTCCTATTGTAAAAACCAATTTACCTTTTGTTAAATCCTCTTTTAATTGAATAGAATTTCTTAATGTACCAATATTTACAGGAGCATATTTTTTTGCGTTAGATTGAATGTTTAATGCAGATGAGTTAAATTCATCTAAAACATCATTTTGTATTCTTTCGGACATTTTATTTAATTTGCCCATAAGAACATCAACACCACTTACATCAAAAAATATACCTGCCATTATGCGTACATTAATATTTCGTAAAATCTAAACTGATTTTCTACATCCTTAATTGAATGGATTGTGTACATTTCCCCTTCAGCTTCTATTTTGTACATATTGTTAATTGTTACATCGTATCTAATAAATACTTTAGCTAAACGAGTAAAACTCAATTGTGCTTCTAATAATGCCCTATTTTCGTTTTCAGGTCTAAAATCCCCAAATACTGTCTCTTGTAAGGCATAGGTAGTTGTGTACCCACCTTGCCCATCAGCGGTGATTGTAGGCACATATAAGCCTATTTCCGAGTACATTGTGTTGGCATCAACATAGTTTGCCTTTTTGCTTCCTATCCTCATAATATTGGGCTTATTCTTGTCCAACGTTGACACGCTTTCCAAGTCTTTTCACAAATACCTGTATCACTATCTAATCCTCTATTTTCGTAGTCGTAGCTAACTTGGTCTAAAATCGCAATCTTTAAATCGTTCGGAATAGTTGCATAACCTACCACATAAGTTGCCTTTAAGTTTTGGAATTGTGGTCTTTGTAATTGTGGAAACTTACCACCTACTAAAGTGTAATCAGCAGCAACAATAGTGTCTCCGTTTTGGTCTATTAATGATGTAAAACTATTCATCGGACCATAAGGAAGC